TTACCATATTATTGGTAGAACGGTTTTTTGTTGCTTAAGCCTTGATACGTCAGGGTTTTGAGTGTTCACTAGAGTATAATTAAATTCATTTAAATTCACTATTTTGGTGTTACAGTGCTACAATAGTGCTACAAATTAAGGCTACAAAAAAAGACCAAACCAGGGAGTGGTCGGTCACTGGTATCAAGGCGTCGACGACTGTTTGTAGCAAATAAAATTCAGAAGCCATCTAACACAACCGAATTAACGGTCATTTTTTATCATTAATAAAAAAAGACCTATATCTGATGTAGGTCGTTTATATTTATCCAAAAACCCAGTGCTTAATCATAAATGTGGAGAATTTATAGAACATATCTTCAAACATGTTCCAAGAAAAGGGATAATTTTTCTTATTGTAGAGAAAACTATGATTAAACACTGGGTCAGCGTAGATACGCTATAAGTAAATTTATCACACTATTGTATTTTTTTCAAAATATATTTATTTTCAACAAAAAAAGACCCAACCAGATAATCCAGTTAGGCGGGTTTTAAATTACTTATCAATTTCTTTCTTGCTGTCTTCTTTGTAGTCGTCCAGAGTATCTTTGACGGCTTCCTTTACATCAGAGAATGTTTCCTTTACTTTTCCAAGAACACCTTGAGCCTTACCCTCTGCCTCACGTGTCTTGTCCCCGGTAACTTTGCCTTCTACTTCTTTTGCCTTACCAGCAACTTGGTCTTTGGCGCTATCAAACTTTTCTTCGAGTGACATAATAATGATCTCCTTAGATTTTTATTTGATGTTACAATTTAATGATACCACTGTTTGTTAAATAACGCCGAGTATATGCACAAAAACCACCCAACCAGAAATACTCCAGTTGGGCGTTTTTTTAATATATTTAATTTTGTAAAGCGTTGACCTTAGCTTGCGTATCTGCCAATGCTTGTTGTGCTTTAGCGAGTTCATTGGCTTTAACCGCCGCTTCATCTGTCGCCTCTTCTTGGTCGGCTGTCATTTGCGGATAAGTCTTTTCTAGTTCACTAATCAAAAGTGCATATTCCTTTTCAATCGCATTCTTGATCAGGTCTTCGTTCGTGCCGTTAATGCCTAACGATTCCAGCGCGATTTTAACAATATCAACCGCACCAGACTTCTTCGCCTCGCCCGCTAGGTATTGTGTCACACCTAACTTTTGCATGGCCACGATTGCAGCCTTAGCAAGTGGTGATAGAACGTTAATCAACGTTGTGGCTTTGCTATTACCAGTAATGACTTTGCCAATCCAACCACCAATGATTGGAATAGCTGACAAAGCGATTGCGATAAGAACATCTGAAATACTATTTACTTGCATTTTTTAACCTCATTTATTTGATCGTCGCGAACGACTTCATCATCCAGACTGGTTCGCCGTTCATTTGCACTTCAACAGCCGTAGCTGTTTGGCTTAGCACCTTGTACTTACCGTCAAGTGTGAAGTATTCCATACGTCCGTTGTTGCCTTGGATCGTTTGATTACGTAGCTTGTGGCCGTACTTGTCGGTCAAAGTAATAGCACCAACAGGCATATAGTTGTTGTAGTCAATGACCGGAATACCCATGTCTTTGTTGACACCGTAATACTTGCCCTGCCACTTCTTCCAAACGTCCGCTACATACACGCCGTTAAATGTCGCATATTGCGTTTTATCGGCTGTAGCTTTTGGCTGTTCTTCAGTTGGTCGGTTAGTTGGCTTAGCTACATCTTCAGCTGGTGTGTTGTTATCCAATGAACCCACAACCATAACGTTACCGTCAACACCGAAGTGATTATCAGCATATTGCCAAATCTTGACGTTAGATAACTTTGGGAAGTACTGCATAGGTGGTGTTGCTTGATGTGCTGTCGTCAGATACCAAGCAATCCACAAAGCATTAGGATAACGTGCGTTAATTCGTGACTGATCTACATACGTGTTGATGTAGTAGTAACCAGAATAAAGCATTGGCTTATAACCAGCAGCGTAGATGGCGTCCATGAACGTCAAAATAGCCGTGGTGTTATTGGCCTTGTTAGCGCCAGCCCCTGCTTCATAATCCAATGCAATGTAACTACCCTTGGCTAATCCAGCGTTTTGTGCGTCTTGTACAGCTAATTGCGCGTGGTAACTCGCTTCACTAACTGAATCACCAAACTCACCCCAGAAATAACCACCAGTTTGCATACCAACAGCATCGGCGTTATGAATTTGTGCGTAGGCTTTGGGGTTCGCATAATGGCTACCCTCACCGCCACCTCGTCCACCCAGCTTAACCATAGTGAACTTATCACCATAGCTCTTAAACTGGCTGAAATAGCTTGTCGTTGTGCCTTGATAACTAGCAACATCAATACCCAATGTATTGGCTGATACAGGGCCTGCGACCATAATAAAAGCGACTACCGCTGATGCAGTAATCGCCAATTGTTTTAGCTTATTAAATTGTTTCACTATTTTTCTCCTCTCTCGTGGTCGTGTTCAATAACTTCGATTCGAATATCATGGCCATTAACACGATTTTCCAATGTATCTAGCTTATTTTTATGCTCTTTGAGTAGATCGGTTTGAAGACCGACATTAAAGGTTAGTCCGTCAATTGACTTAGACAGCGGCTCGATCATTTGTTTGAACGTGCTTTTGAATAAGTAGAAAAACACCCCAAAGACTACCGCACCCGCTCCACCAATTTCTCCGATTAAAATTGCAACTCGTTCCATTAATCACCTCCTTAAATTGGGTAGCTCATCGACCCATATAGGCTGTTTCTATACCCATTGCTTGCGGCTGCCCACATTGTTGCCGTGTCGTTGATAAATATCGTCACCGGTGTAGTACCTGTATTATTGTCTATGTTCGTGGCTGCCGCCGCGATTTCCACGTCTGGTCGGTATGCCCACGGGATATGACACATTTGGTTGCCGTTTGATGCATTTGTAACGTCTACCCCTCGCCATCTCAAAAACACGACGTTATCTCGAACTCTATACTTAGCATAAGACTGGTTGTCTACAAGGCGTGCATTGGTCACGTTTATATCTAAATCTAGCCACCCTGTATCGTTTAACATGGGGTTCTTTTGTGTGACGGTCGCGGTTGTGGCTGTACTTGTAAACGTGCCTAATGGCAGTTCATAAATAAACCCACCGTTGTTGATATCATCTTGCGTCAATGCGCCAGTGACTGTAGAAATGTATACCTGATTAACAGTCACTGTGTAGTCGGAATCACCAGCCTTGCCAGTCACAGCATTCGTTTTGCTTAAATCAATCACAATACACAACTGGCCTTGAGAATTAGCTGGTAGCGTGACTTGCGTTGGTGTTGTGACCTCGACAAGTCTCCCTAGAACAACCACTTGCCCAGTATCAACTGTCGCGGTTAGTCCGTTGGTCGTGATTTTTAACATGTTTCCTCGTCTTAACACACCAGATGTATCGCCGCCTAGCGCCGAGTAAAGGCTGGCATCATTTGCTGGTGTGACGAAGTTTCTGTCGCTTTGGTACATGGTAATCGCCATATCTTATTCTTCCTTTTCTTTTAAATATCTGAATCTACCAAATCTTTTTTTCCGAACCTTAAATTACCAAACGTCAAGCTAATGTCATCAGAATCACTTGATATTTCATAGCCAGTTAATATAGATTTGTAGATTCTATCTTGATAAAAAATATTCGATTGTAGTCCGAGTTTTAAATCACTAAACGAAACAAAGTTATTGTTGATGTTGACCGAAAACTGAATGTTGTGGCTATATGAATTACCGCCTAAGTTAGCCCGCCCGATACTATCGTTGTCTGGGTTGTCGGTTGCCGTCTTGTCATACAAGTAAATTGATACTTGCGTAGGCTGGTACACGTTACTATTGAGTTGGTTTACTACAACACCATCGTTTTGCAGCCAATACTTCGCTAGAACGGTCGGATTTTCCATGTCTGTGCTTGCTTTATCAACTAACCACAATTCGTTGGCATATCCCCGCAATAGTCGGCTATCAGTGACCTTCCAGTTTCTAAGAGACACGATTTTATCGCTGAAATTCATAA